TCCTCTTGGCATCTTGGGTCCTCCTAGTCTGTTGGTTAGTATTGATTTTGCGCTACTGCTTATTGCCATTTATTGTCTCCCTGCCTTCGTTCATGCTTGGTGCGTAGAGCTCCAGCAGTTCCAGCCCCCGTGCGTGGGCGGCCTTCTTCAATTTTATAAGGGCCTTGCGGGCCTTGGCGGCGAATCGACCCGAGGGCCTTTTCATCAGTTTCGTGTGTTCCTTGTGGTATTCCTCGAACAGGATGTAGAGCTGTTTGTGTCTGGCTGTCTCCACTCCGGGCCTGTATATCCTCGCGGTCGTCATAGTGTGTAATGTTGATTGACACTGATCCTAATATCGCTGTCACAGGTCAAGTCACGCTCCTCCCTGTATGGTTTTATGTGTGATCGTTTGATCTGTTCGAACAGCTCATACTTGTCATAGAACTCGGTGTCCTGTAGATCGAATGTGGTTGATCCCCGATCGAACTTCATTGTTGTTCCTCGGGCTTTATTGGACTGAAGTGTATGCTGTGCCAGGGTGCTGTTAGTCCATGTGAGTTCTTGTATATCTCGCCGGTAGCCACTGATTGTGCGGCCATGAATGTCCTGGTGCCATTACCGGATCTCTTCTTCTGAATCACCTTACAGGGCCTCCACTCCTGTCCCTTCGCGTAGTATCTGTGATGATGGGTCTGCTGTCCCTTCCTGGTCTTGATGCCTGCCATGGTCCACCTCCATCATTACTGGTTATCTTCTGTCAGCAGTTGTTGTTTTACTGAATCTATGTCCTGTTGTGTTATCTCTGTATGTCTCTGTAGTATGTCTTGGTCCGTGTAGCCTTCCATCACCATGTCCCTGATGTGCGCTGGCCTGTTGCTTTCGGTGGTCACTGGATGCTCCATCTCCTGTTCCAAGACCTCTTGTAGATCATCCTCGTCGTTGATCAGGTTCTCCAGTATCTTCTTGTCCAGGGTCTGTCTCACCCTTGGATCCTGTGGGTTTGAATCCGAAGCCTTCTTGATCAGCTCCATCTCGTAGTTCCTGTCCCTGATGTTGAACACGTTGGGATACTTAATTTCGCCATCCCAGCTCTGTCCCATCCATCTGCCCATCATTCTGAATATCTGTTCTTCCGCCAAGGCCAGATTCTTGCTCTTCTCGATCAGCTTGGTGTCCAGTTGTAGCATCTCCGTCTGTAGTGCTATGCCGCTCATTGATCTTGACTCTATGGCCCTGACCGATCCCATGTGTGCCATCCTGTCTATGGCCTTGATCTTCATGTCGATCGAATTCAGTATCATGTCTATGGACTGGCCCGATGGTTGTAGCAGTGATGGTCTCAGTCCTGGATCCAGGTCATTGCTCATATTGATTATGGCGCCTGCGCCCGCGGATGCTTCCGTGTCTATGGTCTTGACCAGGCTAGGATGTCCTGATAGTCTTATGGTCTGCTCTATCTCTGATAGTTCATTGTATATGCTGTTCTGTAGGTCCGCTATATCGCCTATGTCTGACACGCCTATGCCCCTGACCGGTGATCTCTGGGCATACACGAACACCGCTGGTATCACGCCCAGTGGGTTGTCCATCTCCTCTACCACCTCCAGTGATTTCGCTTTGTCTGGTGTGTATTTCTCTAGGTATATCTTGTCCTTGGTGAAGGTCCTGATGTAGTATTGTGTCTCCAGTCCGAACGCCCTCTGTTCCCTCTCGAACAATCTGAGGAAGCTCAGCTCGAAGTAACCGGAGTTAAGTCTCTTGAACTCCCAGTCCAGAATGTTCTCCGGTGTAAACAGGGATGCGTATGGTCTGATGCCTTGCTGTAATTCTTCAGCCCTTGTGCCTAGATTCACAGATGGTTTATCTAGTAAAACCAAGCAATGTCCATAGATCGAAGATTGTATATTGACATCACGCATGAATGAATCCCAGCTACGACCTTCAAGGTCAGCGTCTTTCAGGAACTGCTCCAGCTCCTGTGTGCCCTCCATGTTACCGAAGTCCCTCTTGGGGCTATTCCTGTATAAGAAGGAGTTGAATATGTGTATGATGCTCTTACAATGATTGTCCAGTGGAGTCGTTGCGATCCTCTGTAGGTATTCGCTGTTGTTCTCCATCACATACTTGGTCAGATAGTTGCCCAGCCTATATTGTGCGCCACCGCTGTATGATCTCTGTAGGAACTGCCAACGGTGATAATACACACCGTATTCTTCGTGTAGTGGAACCCCCTGTAATACCGGTCCGCCGGTTTTAGGATCTGTGTTTATTAGATTAGAATCTGCCATAGTCGTCGCCCGTCCTTAGGTTAAATCTCTGTTGTGGTTGGGCCTCGTAGCTCTTGGTGATTGGATACAGGTATGATATCTTGTATGATAAAGCATCAGTTAAGTGGTCCCATCCTTCGTTCTTTGTAGGAATGCTCGTGCCTTCCTTGTAAGTGTGTTTTGCTAAACTATTTATAAGGTTTTTACACTTGGGTGATATGAACACACCTCGCTCGTTGTTGGCATTACAGAACTTACTATTTGTGCTGTTGATCCTGTCCCTGATGCTCATGTGTTTGCTGGGCATCTTCAGGACCAGACCCGCGTTCTGGAGTATGGATGCGTCCGTCCTCCTGGCGGCGGATGTCCTCCTCTGCCTAGCGGCTGGATCTGGATATGCTATGATCTTCTTGCCCTTGTATCTGTTGTGTATCTCCTCCACCAACTCGTCAGTGTTTGAGCTCCATATCTGTATCTCGTCGAACACATATATCTTGCCATCCTTGATGTAGCTGACCGCGGCCGTCATCGGGTCAAGGTTGAAGTCTATCCCTATGTGGTATGTGTTGATGTCATCGGGCACTTGTATGTGCTTGACCGTGTCGGTCATGCTGAATCCGGTCCATACTATCCCACTATACACTTCCCAGGTGGCCTCGTATTCCTGTCTGAATGTCTTGGCGTCGAGGTCCTGTCTGGCCCATTCGATCTCTTCCTGCGACACCCAGCCACCCTGTAGGGTTGTGAATTGCCAGCTGGCCCAGGAGTCATTGGTGCTGTCCTGTCCCTGTTGGTAGAGGTCATAGAACCAGTTCATTCCCTTGGGCGTGCCAAAGAACAGAGCCTTACCGCCCGTGTCCGATAGGGTGGGCCTTAGCACCTCCGTCCAGGCCGCTTGATCTATGTCGGCGCACTCGTCCATTATCAGTAGATTCAGACCGATACCCCTCAGTGATTGGGGGTTGTCGGCTCCCCTGAGGCATATGCGGCTGTTGTTTTTTAGGTATAGAGTTAGTTCCGCTTCATTGACCTTTTTTATCCATCTCAGGTCGGTCAGTATGTTCTTTATCTGGACCCAGGCTATCTGCTTACTCATCCTGTATGATGGGCTGACATAGAAACACAGCTGGTTAGGTATCCTTGCGTGGTATGCCAGTTGGTGTAGTGCCAGGTGGGTTTTTCCAAAACGTCGTCCACTCACTAGAACGCGGAACCTGGATTTGTTATCCGCTACTATCTTCTGTTTGTCTGACAGGTTCATTGTGTGTAGTTATCGGGTCAGATTCCTGACCGGTTGGTTATTCGCCTGGCCAAGGCAACGGTTCGTTGTTGTCACCGTCTGTTGGATTCTCTTTCTGGTCAAGATACACCTTGCCAAGGAATATGAGCATACGCACATCGCCGTCCATCACGGCCTTCTCGTATTGCTTTCGTCTAAGACCTTTCTTGCCTTCCGATCGGCCCTTCTCTATGATGTCAGCGTATCTCTTCTTTAGGTTGTCAACGCTGGTATCCATTATCATCGCTATCTCATCGTAAGAACACATGATCATGGCCAATTTCTCCATCAGCACCGTGTCCAGCTTGGTCTTCTTGGTTGGTATCTTCGCCATTACAATAATTTCTCCTCGACCTTGATCCTGAATGACCTTGCGTCAGTGTCTCCCTGCGAAGTCACTATCGTGGTCTTGATCGTGTAGATGTTTCCGGCTGTGCCGCCTTCTAGCCTGATATTGACCAGCACCCCACCCGTCACATAGACATCAGTGGCCTCGTTGGTCGGGAATGCCAACGGTGCTGAATCTCCCGATACGGTTGATATCGTTGTGGAGGCACTGCTTATTGTGTCTCCGCTGTTTAGATATGATGTGAAATCTAGACCGTATTGGATGTTGCTGTCCGGATCCTTGCTGATATACAGCGAAGTGTTGTCCCGTTTATAACCTGTTAAATTAGCCATTATGCTTCTGCCCTCACTTTAGGTATTGAATATCTGTTTTTGAATGGTGGTCTCACAATAGTCAATTTCCTCGTTTCTTCTGGGACCAGGTGTGTTCTGGTCTCTGCGCTGATAATATTTACTCTATTTTCTTGATCTATTATAGTTTGTCTATTTTCTACGGCCACTGATATGGTCCTATCTTCCGC